GCAGAAAAAGACTATTTTGCTCCAAAGAGTCAGTCACCTTCTGCTGTGTTGGCTCGTAAAGGCAGAAAAGCAATGGCTGGACCTACTAAGAAACTTCCCGAAGATTACGAAATCGATTACACAGAGCTAAATGCACTAGTCGAATCTGAAGCTACTCTTTCAGAAGAGTTTAAGGCTAAAACAGCTGTTATTTTTGAAGCAGCGGTAAAATCAAAACTTATCGAGGAGCTCGATCGTCTCGAAGAAGAGTATGCAACTCAGCTTGATGAAGAAGTTGCTACAATCAAAGAGGATCTCGTCGAAAAAGTTGATAGCTACCTTAACTACGTCGTAGAACAGTGGATGGAAGACAACAAACTCGCAATTCAATCAGGTCTTCGTGCAGAGATTGCCGAAACATTTATGGCTAAAGTGAAGGATCTCTTTGTCGAGTCGTATGTCGAAGTTCCTGAGTCTAAGGTCGACCTAGTAGACGAACTTGCAACAGCAAACGAAGAACTCGAAGAGAGATTCAACAATGCTATTGCAGCCAACCTTGCACTTAACGAAGAGCTTGAGCAGTACAAGCGTGATGCAATCATTCGTGAAGCATCAGCTGACCTTGCTGAAACTCAAATTGCAAAGTTGAAAACCCTTGTAGAAAATATTGATTTTGATGACGAACAGACTTTTGCCTCAAAAGTTAAAACAATCAAAGAATCATATTTCAAAAAGAAAACCGCTGAGTCAACAATTACAGAAGAAACAGAAGAAGAAACAACACAAGAAGTTTCATCTGTTATGGCTCAGTATCTCGCAGCAATCCGTAAAGCATCTAAATAAGGAGTCCTACTATGGAATCTTATGATCGTCTAGTGGAGAAGTGGGCACCAGTTCTTAATGAAGAAACTGCCGGCAAAATCTCCGATCGTCACCGTAAGTCGGTAACAGCTGTTGTTCTTGAGAACACAGAAAAAGCTCTTCGCGAAGAGCGTTCACAGATGAACTTCCTCTCAGAAGCACCAGCTACTTCTGTTGGTAACTCATCAGTAGCAAACTGGGATCCAGTTCTTATCTCACTCGTACGTCGTGCAATGCCTAACATGATTGCATACGACATCTGCGGCGTGCAGCCAATGACTGGTCCTACTGGCCTTATCTTCGCGATGAAGGCTCGCTACGGCACAGGACAGACATCTTCAACAGAAGCTCTGTTCAACGAAGCTGACACAACAAAGTCAGGCGACTCAGCTGGAACACAGGATTCAGATCCTTCAGGTCTTATCGGTCTTACCGACTCAAACGGTGACTCAAACATCGATAACGATCGTGCACTAGCAAACAATCCTGACTTTGCTGGCGGTATGACAACTGCTAATGCAGAGCTTTCAGGTGCTTTCCGTAACATGGGCTTCACAATCGAGAAGGCGACTGTTACAGCAAAGTCACGTGCTCTAAAAGCAGAGTACAGCCTTGAGCTTGCACAGGACCTAAAAGCTATCCATGGTCTTGATGCAGAGACAGAGCTTGCAAACATTCTCTCAACAGAGATTCTTGCAGAGATCAACCGCGAAGTTGTTCGTACAATCAACAGCCAAGCAAAGACTGGTGCTCAGCAGTCAACAATTTCTACTCGCGGTATCTTCGACCTTTCAACAGATGCTGATGGTCGTTGGTCAGTTGAGAAGTTCAAGGGTCTCCTTGTTCAGCTCGACCGCGAAGCAAACGTAATCGCAAAAGAAACCCGTCGTGGTAAGGGCAACTTCATCATCTGTTCATCAGATGTTGCTTCTGCTCTTTCTGCTTCAGGTGCTCTCGATTATGCTCCTGCTCTTTCAACATCACTCAATGTTGATGACACAGGAAACACATTCGCTGGTATCCTAAACGGACGTATGCGCGTTTACATCGACCCATACTCAACAGGCGATTACATCACTGTTGGATACAAGGGAACAAACCCATACGACGCAGGTGTCTTCTACTGCCCATACGTACCACTCACAATGGTTCGTGCTGTTGGTGAAGATGACTTCCAGCCAAAGATCGGCTTCAAGACTCGTTACGGAATGGCTTCAAACCCATTTGTTGGTGCTACACCAGCTAACGGTCTTGCTTCTGCTCGTACTAACCAGTACTACAGAATCTTCCGCGTCGACAACATGCTTGTTTCTGTCTAATAAGATCTGGGATAACCAGACAAAACTGGGC